ATGGGGCGGAAGAACCCGAGGGTGATTTCAAAGCCGCGATGGTCGAGGCGTAGGCCCAAGGCTCGCCTCCTGCGATCAGACGCGCGCTTCTTCGGCGCGGTCGCCGCAGTGGCTGTGGCCGCGTTCAGCGGGACCATGTTGTGGACGCGGGGTGCGGAGGTTCAGGTCGCTCAAGCGGCAGAGGCGCCAGCCTATGACTTCACCTGTGAGGTCGCTTACGTGAACGATGGCGACACGCTGCGTTGCGCCGATGGGACGCGGGTTCGTATCCATGCCATCGCGGCGCGGGAGACGGACAACTCCTGTTCGCCGGGCCATCCATGCCCGACCGCTTCTCACGCAGAGAGCAAGGCGGCTTTGGAACGGCTGGCAGGGCGTCGGATCAACTGCGTCAGGACCGGCACCAGCTACAACCGCGTCACCGCCATCTGCGACAATGAGCGAGGCGTCGAGATCAACTGCGCCATGGTCCAAACCGGCGCCGCTGCGATCTGGGACAAGTTCAACCGTCAGCGGGCGATCTGTCGGGCATAAGAAAAGCCGCCTCGTCTTCGAGGCGGCTTACTTAATCAGAACAACGGACAATGACGAACCGATGATCAGTTCATCGGTTCAAACTCGAACGATTCAAGATGGCCATCGATCTCCCCGCTCTCGAACAGAGCTTCGTGGATCGCTTCATCCAGATCGTCTTCGATCTCGTCATCATCCAGTTCGATGATGACTTCGGCGGGTGCGGGCTCACCCGTGTTCACAATATCAAAGCAACGAAACTTCACTGGTATTCTCCAAAAACAGTTGGTTTGTAGTTGGAGGCCCGACGCCCCGTGGACGAAGCTGGCTCAGCTTTCGTCCCGTTGTTTGCCCGACCAACTATAAAAGCCTCTCATGGATCGGCTTGGCGTCAACCATTTTTGCCCGGCCGTCCGATCAGGTCGGCGGACCCTTGGCGAGAAAATAGGCTTCCATAAAGAGCGCGGCATCAAAGCTGTCCTGTTCCATCTTGGTCAGATGGTTCTCCAGTTCGTGGAGCCGGTTCTTTGTCAGGCTGATTTCGTTGCGGGTCTTCATGGCCTCGGCGTCGGCGCGCCTGAACACGTCCATCATGATCGCGAGGCGTTTCGGCGTCAGTTCCTCGGGGGTGAAGGTGGGTTTCACGAATTCGATCTTCATCGGCCCGCACCTCGGATCATCGACCAGAGTTGGCGCAGGATCGTGCCGTCGCGTTCGTCTCGCTCTCGTTGGCGCCTGAACTTGAGGCGGGTCCAACCTCGGCGGACTGCAAGTAGGTCGGCCGCTTCCTGCGGAGTGACCGGGTTGCCGTGATAATGGAACATTACTTGTCACCTTTAATATCGCCTTCGCGTGCAGCGTCGGTTAGATTCTGTGGTGACAGAGCTTCTTCGAAGATGTCCGCGAGCATCGCGTCCATGTCGAACGTAGTTGGGTCCATGATGGGCCTCCGAGATAAGTTGTTGTGACAAACTTATTTATCGCGGAGGCCCGTTTTGGGTGTCACTACATCCCAAACCTGCGCTTCAGCATCGCCAGTTTTGCCCGCTCAACGGGTGTCTTCAGGTTCCATTTAAGATTTTCAAGACGCTCTTGGTGCGCCTCTGTCGGACGCCCGGCGCGCACAAGTTCGGCCCATTCCGCGTCCCTGATCGGATACCAGACGTTGTTCTTCCAGTGGACGTAGCCGTCGCCGTGATCGACGTAGATCGCCTGACCTGTCTGCATGAGGCCGGAAACGTAGTCGTAGGCGGCGGGCTTAAGCAGCCCGACCAAGCCGTTTTTCGAACAGCGGTGATGGCGTTTGGCTACGAACGCCTTGGCCGAGAAAACCCACGCCACCGTCTCACTCAAGTCTTCGCTGAACAGGTGCGCGGCCTTGTTCAGGTAGCCGTCTGACAGCGACGACACGAACTCGACGATCATATGTTTCGGAGGCACGGTGTCGGCGCCCCAAGCAACATCGAACCGGAAGTTCTTTCCCTTGATGTCCTGACTGACTTCGGGCGTGAAGCCTTGGGTCGTGAAGTGCTGCTTCATGTTCAAGTGCCATGCCGTCTCGCCGCCCATCCGACACGACGGGTCGCGCTGGCTCGCCTTGTGGCGCCAGTGCCAGACCGCATTGTTTCCCCGCACCGCCGACAGGGGCGACTTGCAGTCTGGACAGAAGCATGGGGCGGGCAACAGCGAACGGTCGCCATGGACCCACTGCCAGACGGTCTTTCTCTCGTGATTAAGCAGCACGGCGGGCGCCCTCCGTCAGGGCGGCGGACAACGCCATCAGCTTCAACTGGCTATCGGACACGAGGTCCGCTGGCGCGGCGCCGAACGTCGTCTTGCCCTTTGCTTTCGCCGCCGCCTTGCCGGTGCGGGTCAGGGTGACTTCCATTGCGTAGCGGATGCGCGCCTTCGGCTCTCCGGTCAGACGCTCGAACAGGTTGCGGTTCACGAGCAGAATGTGACGGGCGCCGTCGCGCTTCCTGAACCCAAGGTTCCGGCCCGCCGTCTGATTGAACTCGTCGATGTGGCGATGGCGCACGAGATCGTCCGTCCCGCACCATGCGTTCAACGCTTCCAGATATTCGAACTCTTCCGGCGAGCAGTAGGTCATGGTCTGCATGATGGTCTCTCCCATCAGCCGGTTAGACCCGCGCGCTCGGGCATGGGTCATCGTGTCGGGGATCGCCGCGACCTTGTTCGACACGATGAAGTGCGTCGGGTTGGCGGCTCGCCACCCGGCGCAGACCTTCACCAGACTCTTCGCCGTGATGTTCTTCTTGGGGTAGGTCTCAACCGCATCCCGCACGATCCGGGGCGTGTCGAGGTCATAGATCGTCCACGACACATTGCTCGCATCGTTGAGACGCTTCGCCACCTTGAGAGGCACGGTCTCGGTCGTCAGGATCACCGTGCGCTTGGCCGCCTCAAGCGGCCAATCACGCTCCCTGAAACACCATTCCTTGCCGATCCGCTTGCCGTAGATCGACCGCTCGTCGTCGGCCGCATACTCCCCAGAGTCCGCCGTCACGACGACGCTCCATTCCGAGTAGTTCGCCGTCTGGAAAACGTCGAAGGCTTCCTCGAACGAAATCTTGGTCTGAACCTCGTGCAGGATCGGCCCGCCGTTGGCCGTCTGGAACGCCATGAAGTCGCTGTAGCGGCTGACCATGGTCGCGTCCTTGTGCCAGACATCGACGTTGCTGTCGGTCATGTCCTTGACCCAATCCACGAGGGCCTTGGGGTAGGCGGCCACCAGATTGTCGGCCTTCACCTCGTCATGAACGAGAAGGCCAAGGTTCATCTCCCCCCGGCACAGTCTCGTGTGGTCTGCGTCGCGCTGGCCCAGCCAGTAGGACGGCGCCCACATCAGACGGGTCTGCGAGGTCATGGCCCACTTGTGGGCGACCGCATGAACCGTAAAGAACACCGGGCGACGGTCGCCGACCTCGCGCCACATCGCCTCGTGCATCGCCGCGAACTCGGTGATGACGGCGGGCTGATACTTCTCGATGGCCAGCCACAGATTGCCGACGCCATACCCGGCCGCATCCGCAAGCGTCAGGGGCCTGATCCCAAGCTGATCGCAAGCGTCCTTGTAGGCCCGATCAAACGACCGGATCACCACGGCATGATAGAGCGCGCCGTTCGCGAACTTGTTGAACTCGTCGGCCTTGTCCTGCGCGTTCTTGTAGTCGCCGAAGGCATACATCACGCCCGCCGGATGCTCCGACACCTCAAGCCAGCCCGCGATGCGCTGATGCTTCTTGAACAGGCTCGTGGTCTTCGACACACCCTCCGGCGCACACACGAATGCGCGTTCCTCGTCGCGCACGGCGGTCAACAGAACCTTGCCGATCTCGCGCGCCCCGCTGGCGCCGTCCGTCACGTTCTCCGCAAACGCCTGTTCAGCTTCCGTCCGCAGCCGTCCGTTGATCGCCTCATACTCGGCGATCCAGTCCGCCAGCATTTCACCCAGAGGCTTGGCGAGGCTGACTTCCGACCGGTTCGACAGGCCGCGGCCCGTCCCGACCATGGCGACCGACTTCCAGTCCACGTCCATGTAGCTGTCAGGCGTCAGGTCCGTATGGTCGTTCGTGAACTTGGCGCGAACCTCGCCGGTCTGATCGTTCGTCGTCCAGTGATCGAAGCGAGGCCAGACCGTCTCGCCGTTGAACACGTCCCGCAGGCGCCCGCCGCAGTAGTCCAGCACAGGCGCCGACAGGGCGTTGATCGTCGTGACCGACTTGGCCGAACGCTTGATGACCTTCGGCGCATACTCGACGAACAGACTGTCATCCCAGAAGGTCGCGCTCGATCCGTTCGGCGCGCGGTCGATCCACTTCTCCCACATCACGAGTTGTGGCACGGGCGTTCCCGCCGGGATGCCGATGGCGTTGGGCTTCTTGAGCTTGCGCGTCCCGCCCGGCAGTCGCCGGAACTTCTCGGGCTGGTTCATGCTCATGTCCGGGTTGATGCCCGGATTCAGGATCGCCGTGACAATCGGGTAGAGCTTGGCCCAATGGCTCATGAAGCCGTTCCGGTAGCCCTCCGAGACGGTCAGGAGGTCCGTCGAGAACACGATGTGGATGTGGAACGACTTGTTCCCCGACCATGCCACCGTGATCCCCCGAAAATCACAGAACCGGGTCAGGTCTTTGTAAAGCTCGCCGATCTTGCAGTCGGTTGGGTGTTTGGCCGAACGCATCCACGAAAGCTGTCGCTGGAAAAACGTCAGCGTCTCGTCGTCGAACTCGAAGGTGAACGCTTGGTGCAAGCCTTTGACGACCCGATCCATGGGCCTGACGAAACGCTCGCGTGAGCGGCCATCGGCGTCGATGTAGGCTTGGGGATCGTGGTCGATCCTCATGGCGTTGGTGAAGTAGGTTTGCTCCGACCAATCCAGCGACGGGTTCTCGGTCAGAACCTGTGCGACGTAATGGCTCCGGCCGTCCGCGAACTCGTTCTGATCGACCGCCAGATAGGTATCGAGGTCGGGACGGTAGAGTTGAGGGGTGACGAAACGGTCGAGGAAAAGGGTTCGGCTCGCACGGTCATTGAAGGCGCGCTCGAACTGTCGAAGCTCGTGTGGGGTCAGGTGTTGGGCGGCAAAAGCCGAGAAGTCAAAGTAGTTCACTGGTCATATAGCACTTGGTCATAGAGGTTGTGCGGTGAAGACCGCGCCGACCAAGTGAAAAAGCTGACAGAGGACATGACCCCTCTGCTGATCTTCACCGTAAGATTATTTATCACGATGGGTCATTTCGCTGCCATATCTTTCGTCAGGCAGGTTCAGAGGACGTTGCTTGCGTCTGTTCGGGTTGGAAACTTCCCCCAAACTGATGTCGTTCGTAGCGAAAAGCATTAGTTTGGGGGAAGTTCAGCGTTCATATCGAAAAACGATAAAACTTTCCCCAAACTGTTGTCATTCGTAATTAGACTATAAGGAACAGCAACAGTTTGGGGGAAGTTTGGAGAGCCAAGTCGAAGAACCCGCTCCCCCAAGCAAGGCAAGGACAGATCGGAAATAGTCAGAAGGCTAAAGCCGGATGACGGAAAGAACCCGCCGGAGCGGTTAGCTCGGCGGGTTCCTGTCACTTCTACTCGGAGATCGGCTCCCGCGAACAAGCTGCGAAAGCGGGGGCCAGACGTATTTAGGCCGGAGGCGCGGATCAGTGGCGCGGATCGACGAAGCCCGGCGGCAGGGCGACCCGCCGGGTGATGTCATAGACCGTCGCGTCAGGCTCCCAACCGTCAGGGACGACGACGGTGAAAGCCTCGCGGGTGCGACGGTCCAAGAGGGTCAGGGCGATCATCGGAACAAGTCTCCCTGCATACGATCCCGCGACGGTTCGGAAGGCTCAACGCCTTGAGGGACCGTGAAGAGATCGGGCAGACTCTGCGCGACGCCGAACGCGCAACGCTGTGCAGCCGCGCCATCGGATAGACTGACATAGCCCCACGCCAGTCCGTCGTCGGCCTCAAAGGTCCAGCCCTCGCGAGCCGCCAGATTACGCGCCGCCTCGACTTCATCCGCAAGGGCGACGCCGACTCGCTCGCAGATCAGGACGCCATCGCGCCAAGCCCGCCAAGTGAAGCGTTCACCCTCGGCGATCAAGGCTCGCGCCTCTGGCGAGAGGGGCGACCATGCAGCCGCCCGTTTGCCCCGGCCCCTCATGCGAAGAACTCTTCGTCATGGGCGCCCCAGACGTGCGCGTAGTCGTCGCGAAGCTCCCGATCCATTGCCGCGATCAACATCTCTGGCGTGACCGGGTGCATGTTGTCGCTGCTATCCATCGTCGGGACCGCGACATCATCGAAATAGCCCGCCTCCCATGCCTGACGTGCAGCCGTCTCAAGGGACACGCCATCTGCCCGAACAAGCTTGCGACGGAACGGCGCCTCGCGATGCCAGCGGTCGAGGTCACGTCCGCGAAGTTCGCCGCCATCGTCGCAGATACCCCGGATAGACAGGAACTCGCAAAGCGACGGATCACGGCGCGGATGGAACGGGCGGGCGACAGGCTCCGGCGTCAGGTCCGCAACGATGTCGTCAACCGTGCGAGGCTTGCGAGCCGCGACGCGGGAAGGCGCCCGGACGCGCCCTCCCTTGAAAGCGGTAAGGCGCGACAGGAACCCGGCCGCAACGCCAGTCGAGACGGGCGCCGGTGCAGGTGCGACAGGCGGCGTCGGGTCCGTGTCGTCATCGTCGCCATGGGACTCGATTTCCGGCCCGCTGACGCCTCCCGACAGGTCAGGGAGATAGATGACGCCATCGGCCACGGAAGGTCGCTCCACGGGCTTAATTTCGGCCTTGTCAGCGAGGTCGAAAAGGTAGTCACACGCGGCTTGAGCCTTGCTCGCCGCCGTGAAGATGGCGCGCTTGTCCTGACGTAGAACCTTGAGCCATGAAGCCAGATAAGAGGCGTGATCCTCGCGCGTTTCGTTCTCGATCCCAAGGCGGGCGCAAGAAAAGGCCGCGCCCATTTCGGCGACCAATTCTTCGAACGCATAAGCCTTATCGCCGAACCGCTTTCCGAACTGGCGATCAAGCCGGGCCTTCGCGCCGCTCCAATGCGTCAGTTCATGGCACAAGGTCGAGTAATAGCGTTCCGGCTCGCCATACGCCGCGAAGGGCGGAACCTGCACAAAGTCACCCTTGGGCGAATAGAAGGCTTGGGAACCGCCGTGCCTGATGTCGGCGCCCGTCGCGACCGCCCAAGCATCGGCCTTGGCGATCCGGGTCTCGGAAGGTTCGACCGTCGCCGGTTCATAAAACGAGGCGGGCAAGCCGTCGATTTGTTCGACGTTGAAAACCGCATAGCCCTTCGCGAACAGGCGCGCTTTGCCGTCGTCGCCTTCGTCCGCGTCATCGGCTTGAGCTTTGAAGGTTCCCCAATAGACGACGGGCGATGACCGCTCGCCTTTGCGGACGCATCCGCCTAACGCCTTCGCCTGATTGAACGTCATCCAAGTGTGGTGACGATAGCCTTTCATTTCGGCCGCGCCCCACAAGAGCGCGACGTTCAGGCCGCGATATGCCTCGCCGTTCGCCCGTGTCGGGATGACAGGCAGACCGCAAGCCTTCGCGTTGTGACCGGGCGCCCAAGGGCGGACGCCAGCCTCAAGCATGGCGATGATGGAATCCGTGACGGTTTGGTAGATGTCAGCTTTCATTGTTCTGATCCGTTGATTGCGTTGACGCGGGTATTAGTTTCGAGGGTCGGACAAGATCAGGACCGCCACGCCAGCGGCGGGCAGGATCACGGTGACGAGAAGGGCGGCGATCACGAGATGACCTCAAAGAGCCAGCCGTTGATCGAGAGGCGTTCGCCCGTGTCGTCACAGATTGCCTCGAACGTAGAGTCGAGGTCGGCGCCCGGTTGAACCCAGACAGTCAGGTCATAGTGACCGCCGGTTATGTCGATGAGGCGAGTAAACCCGGCGGGCAGTTCGGTAAGCATTGATAACAACCTTTGCGTTGAGTCATTCGATGCCTCAAACCTGAATCGGCGAAAAGGTGTTGTCAACGCAAAAAATGACCTCAACCGCAAAAACGGCAGGTTGATACGAAAATTCGATCTGACCTCGCGCGCGCGTTTAATCACGCGAGCAACATCGTCCGTGCACGGTCTATCTCGACCGTCGCTTGACGATCACGCCTGACGCTCTGTGCCCTGACTTACGGGAACGAGGTCGAGCAACATCAGCATGTTAGCGAGGCGATCAATCCGACTGTGCCAAAGAGTGTGCCAACAGTCGGCGCGAACATCACTCCCGACCGCCCGGCGCATCCCTATAGAACCCTCACGGAGCAGAGGGTCGGGCAAAGGGTCGGGGGATGACCCCACCCACCGGGGGAGTTCTGGCGCGGGTGCGCGTATATTCCAGTTTTCGAACATCTGAAGCAAAATCAATCCGACCATCTCGCGAATAATGCGAAGGTCGTTGAGGCTCAGGAATCGTCGAGCGCATACTCGTCGATAGCTCGCTGTAGCGTGTCGGCGTAGGTAGGTGCGATCCCAGTCAAAGCCGCGACGCGAGAAGCGAGGACAGCATCTAATCTGAAGTCTAAGGGCCGAAGATATTGGGTCATCGGGACGTTCGCATCGCCGATGGTCATGAGCGTCGAAATCAGGTTCATGCCAGTTGAATCCCGCTCGCCGTATTCGCTGATCCTCGCGATCATTACGGCGCGTGTCTGCCAACCGCATGTCTTATCGACAGAGCCGACGACCATACCGATCCCCTTGGCAAAGGCGTCCAGCAGATCATCCGAGGCGTAGTCTTCATCGTGTGCCGCGAAATAGGCCGAGCGTAGAAGGTGTGCTGCGTAAGCTTCGACCTCAAACGTGAACACGTCGGCGTTGACGGTTTTGCCGTGGTTCTTCGGCGGACCCTGCTTCACCATGTGTGACGCGAGGTCTTCGATCAGGGTTCCGATAAGAAGGGCCAGCACGTCATCATGTTGACGACCGCGCCCCTTCTCCAGAAGCGCGATCATTGGGCGGATGTTCGACTTGCGTATCCGATCAAAGAGCGGATGCTTTCGGCCCAACCCGAACATGGCGTTCCCCCGTAGTTCTCGCCCAGCATAACACGGATCGTCGCTGACTAAATAATGGATGCTGAAACACATCCTGACCGGCGGTATCGACCTGCCGAAACTCGACGCCAAGGTGTCGAGCCTCGAACTGGCTCTGGCCGAAAAATACGAAGAGACGAACAAGGCTCTGGCCGATCACATCGCCAAGGCGAACGAGCAGCTTGCGAGCCGCGCCCTTGCCGAAGATGTCGAGACGCTTCGCATGAAGCTGGATCGCGTGGACGACTATACGGAAACGACGAGCGAAGAACTGCACGATGCGGTTCAGAAGCTGGCGACGATCAAAGCCAACCATGAGGACATCGCGGCCCTGCGCGCCACCGTCGCCGGTCTGGCCGCTAAGGTCGAGGCCCTGACGGCTGCGAAGCTGTCGGAGGTGAAGGCTCGCAAGGTTCCGAAGAAATCAGGCTGACCGGCTGGCGCGCTTCCGTTCAAGAAGCGAGACCGCTCTCTCGATCTCGTGCATTCCGGCGTTTCGATCCTCAACAAGATCGAGGCGCAGTCGTATGATGTCGTTGTCCAATTCCTGAAGCGTCTGGCCGGGAGTGTTTGATCGGGCGAGTGCGGCCAGCGCATAGTCGCGGATCGCCTTGATGCGGCGCGGCTCTTTCTGGTCTTCCTCATCCATTTCGGCGCCAGCACGGGCGATGTCGGTCTCAAGGGCCTGACGGTAATGGCGCGCGCTGTCAGCGTCCCACGACCGTCCTTGGAAGGTCATCAGACCGAGTTCGTTCAGGTGCTTGGCGAAGGCCGCGTTGGACAGGTCGCGACGAGGATTTCCGAGCTTTTCGAGAATGGCTTCGCGAAATAGAGCGTTGAGTTCCGGCGAGTTCGGAACAGGTTTTCGTTTGGCGCGGAGGCGCCGAGCCTCTCTCCAATGTTGTTCTAAATCCATGACCGCTCGCCTGAAATACCAATCATAACATGAGTTTGCTTGCTTAATGCGACGTTAACCCGGCCAATTTCGGGAGGGTGAGTTTTAATCTGGTCATACGTCCACTCGAACGGAGACCCGACTTTGACGACCTACTACGAACCCGTGCCCGAAAATCAGTTCGCTTCAGGCTTTAAGCCGAACAGCTACCACCAAGGCATCATCAACCAGATCATTTTCGAGCGTATGGCGGCCATCGCGGCGGTCGCGTTCGACTGGTCCGAAGAGGCCATGATCTCCTCCGTCAGCCCCGGCTTCGGGATGGGTGATGTCCTCACGGCCTACCGCAATGCTTTCAAGGGTAAGCGCGGATACAGCGTGTCCAAATGGGAAGCCTACAAAGACCCGAACCCTGCCTGTGAGTTCAACACGCGCTTCACCGTGAAGGTTGAGGGCGACGGCTGGTGGACCCGTCTTGTCGTCGTCTCGGCCGTCGAATTCGGCGAGAGCTATGACGACGACGAGGATGAAGTTCGTCTGTCTGACCATCTTCAAGCGGTGGCGATCTTCTGCGGCATGAACGCCGACGACGCTGACGCCTTCGGCAAGATGGCCCGGTGGTGGACGACCGTGAACCCTTCGAAAGCGGAGGGCTGAAACATGGAAGCCTACCAGATCACCAGTCCGTTTCACCCGACTCTCGCCACGACGCTTGATCTAATCAAGACGCTGCGGTCGCTCGACCCTTCCAATCCTGATCCCGCGATCTCGAAGCTGGCGAAAGCCGTCTACCCCGAGATTGGAGACGGCGTTTGGAAGACGGTCATCGTCAGCGACGACCGCTTCGACCTCGAAGAACCGTTTCGAGGCGTCACCCGTGCGAAGTTCAACAATGGCGTCGTCACCGTCCACCACGGCTACTTCACGGATTTCTTCTTCAAAGGTCCATGGTTCGAAGTTCGCGTGATCCAGCGGGACTACGAACGCTTTCGCGCATTCACCGGACCCTACGGCGATGAAGACTGGTCCTTTGATATCGAGATCGTTAGGGGCAAGGACACCCGCCGCTATCTTGATTGGGCCAAGCGCACCGGAACCATTCTCAAACTTTTTGGAGAACGATGATGGAAGCCCAAGCCCTTGCGGCCAAGATCGCGGTGATCGCGACGCGGCATGACTGCCCGCACACCATCCAAGCCGAACTCCTGAAACTCGTGATCGAAGCGACCACGCGACAAGGCGCGGAGGAAGGTTCGGTTCGGTCGTCCGTCACTCTGGAAATCAAGAACGCCCGTGACAAGGGAATGACGATCAGTGAGGTGGCCGAACTTCTATCGCTGACGCCCCGTCAGGTCCGTCAGAACTGGCCGCATCGCGCAAGGATGACGGACGACATCATCCTGAAAATCTTCATGCTCTCTGACGAGGGCCGGAAGAATAAGCATGTCGCCGCCGAACTCGGGTTGGCCGACACGACGGTCAGCAAAGTCCTGCACGGCAACCACCCTCTCATTGAGCGGGGAGGAAAGTGATGAAGGACGGTTTCTACAACACCAAAAACTGGCTGGAGGCCCGCATCAGTCTGGCCTTTGCGGATGCGACGACTTCCAGCGATCCGGCAAGTCCGAACTATCAGTCGCTGATGATCGACAACATCGAGACCACTCGCCAATGGTATGTCGAGTTTTTGAAGGATGCCTCTCCCTCGACCTTGATCGAGTTCGTGACTGACGACCACACACTGGTTCAAGAGGCGTTGGATTGGTTGGACGAGAACGACCCGCCATCGACGATGCGGACCTTCAATCTCGTCTATCCTACTGCCGACTTGCTTTATGTCGTGGTTCGCATCCGCAAGAAGAAGGCCGCCACGCTGTTCAAGGTGTTCTTCGCCGACCGCGTGATCGCTGCCTAACGCATCCGTCTTCCACGGGCGCGGACCCGGCCCTTGTTCAAAAGGTGTCCGACATTCGTGCCCGCGAAGAACTTCTTCTCGAACTCCCGGTCCAGCCTGTCGAGGTGCTGACGCTCGTGTTTCTCTTCGTCCGCGTTGAGGTATGGGCGCCAGTATTCGGCGGCTTGGGCCAGCACGTCGATGCGGTCGTCATGGCGCAGCGCGCCGCGAACGACGGTCATGTTCGTCATCTGGAAAAGGCCCCGGCGTAGGCTGTCGGCCTTAAGGTCTTCGCGCACAACGGCGAGGTCCATGACCAGACGGTGCTGCTTCATGACCGGCTCAAGGGCGCCGACGATCCGCTTTTCCTTCATGCTTGAAACCTTGTGGCCTTCCAGCTTGCAGGGGTGTTTGCGCGCGAGGATGGGGGACAGGAGTTGGCGGAACATGCCGTCGCCGAAGTTGTCTTCGACCATGACCAGATTGACCTTCTCGTCCCGTGCGATCTCGGCCAGCTTGGTCAGGGTTTCGGTAGACGTGCCGTCCACGAACCCGCCCCACTTTCGAATGTAGATGCGCGTCCCGAGAAACTTGGTGACGACATAGGCCGTCTCGTCCTTGCCGGAGCCGGAGGGGTCGATATGCATGACCGCGCCGGTGAAGTCGGCCCAAAGTTCGGAGATGTTGAAGGGACGATAGAGACGGTCGCCCGACCATCCGACGTTCTCGACATCCTTGATTTGGTAGTCTGGCGCGGAGGTCCAAGCCATGGATACCGGCCCGCGTCGCGGGTCCACGTCCATGACGATCAAATCGCTCGTTTTGAGCGGGTAGCGTTCCGCGTCGCTCAACGTCACGTCGAGCATCATTTGAAGCATGAACTCGGCGGCGGTGCCGTCCAGTTCGTTTTCGATCAGCTTGGCGTCGGTGAAGCGGTCGGGATCGGTGGGCACCCCTCCGAGCTTCGACAGGCCACAAGGCTCGCAAAGCTTGGGGTCACGCTCGATGTCGGCGAGCAGCATGGGCGCCAGCGCGGACCCATAGTTCGCCAGCTTGTCGGCGAGGGGGTAGCGGGCGGTCCAGATGCGGACGGTGTATCCGCGAACCGGGAGGCCGTTGTAGATGGACTCTGCCGTCTGCGGCGTTCCGAGGACGATGATCTCGGAAGTGTCGAGCGGTTTGATGATGTTCGAGAACTCGCCGAACAGGTGGCGCAGCTTGTCGCGCTGATCCTCTGTCCACGAGTTGCGGGGGTTCTCAACGTCGTCGCCGATGATGATGTCGGCTCGGTTGCCGGGAAGCTGGCCGGTGATACCGATGCACTTCACGGACGGCTGTTTGTCGGCGCCCTTGCCGCCCACGTCGAACGCCAGCGTCGAGGACTTCTGGTCGCGGCCGGGACGCAGAGAACCCCAGAGCTTGTCGCCCGCCTCGTGGTAGATGATGCCCTTGATGAGCGAGGCGTTGTCGGCCGCGCCGGTCTCGCCAGCGGAGACGATCAGGACGGTTTTCTTCGGGTCTTTCCAGAGACGCCAGACGACGTAGGCACACGTCAGGAAGGATTTGCCGATGCCGCGCAGGGCTTGGATGGCCCGGCGGCTTGGTCCGCTTTCGAGGAAGCGGGCGATGTCCTCTTGGATGCGCGTCGGCTTCGGAAGGCCGAGAACGTGTTTCCAGACGTAGCGGACGAACGCGGTGAAGGATTGCCGAAGAACGTCGGCGAGCGTCAGGTTGGTTGCGATCAAACAGGAGGTGCGCCGCCCAGCCGCTCGCCGGTGAAGGCGAGCGGCGGCGAGCGTGGTGGTCTCGGGGTTTTAGTTCGGGGTCATGCCCGACAGAATCTCGGCGTCGAGGTCGAGATCGTGCAGTTGGGCCGCGAGGTCTTCGACGACCTTGGAGCCAGCCGGTGCGCTGACGCCGTTGTCTTTGAGGAACTTGAGAGCTTGACTGATGAGTTGGGGAGAGATGGCGAACGACGGATCGTTCGGGTTCATCTCGGCGCGGAGATTTGCGCGGTCCAGTTCGTTCGACAGGAGCAGCGCGACGAGGCGGTGCATGGTGTCGAGTTCGCCTTCGGTCGCCCGCGTCGTCTTGATTTGGTCGATCATGACTTCACCAAATCAGCGACGAAGCCAGCGATGGCGCCGAGCGCGGCGGCGGCGCCCATGAGCCAGAACTTCGCATTTTCGAGTGCGCGGGTGCGCGTTTCGAGGTTGTCGTGCTTTCCCTGCAAGGTCTCCATGAATTTCATGTAGGTGCCAAGCTGGCCTTTGATTTCACCGAGGATCAGCACCAAGGCTGGGTCGGAGTTCGATGTGTTGTGAGTGGGGTCCATTAGACCTTTCGATTGTGGGTGAGAGGATTAGATCGCGTCGCCAGCCGTGTATTGGAAGTCGAGCGTGAGTTCGTAGGTGCGACCGCCGACAACGACGGAGCAGTAGGCTTGCCCGAAGGCTTGGTAGGTAAAGCCCATGGGCGAATAGGTAGGCCCTGTGAACGTCGCAGACGCTCCGCTGCCGTAAGCATCCCCGCCCCACGAATAGGAAGTTGGGGCGAGATAGGGCGTCACCGAAACTCCGAACGTGATCCGGTCGTATTGCTGACGGTTCCAGTCGCCGAACCCCATCTCCACCTGCTCGTAGCTGGTGATGATGAGGCGGACGGTGCGGGCCGACTTTCCGTAGAAGTCATTCGGCAGAGTGACCGACCCGGACTGGATGCCAGCCAAGTCGCGCACCCGCTGATCGAGCAACGAGAGTTCGCCGGTGATGCCGAGTTCGGCTTTGATGTCGTCTATGCTGATCGAGCCGGAGGTTGGGAGAGTCATCAGACCCTCCCTTCCAGAACCGCCACGCGGGCGTTCGTCTGCTTCAAAGCCTCGACAAGCAAGGCCACGACGGGACCGTATTCGACACCCTTCATACCGTCCGCGTCTTCGGTCACGAGGGCCGGAATGACCTGTTCGAAGTCTTGGGCGATGAAGCCCATGCCCGCCGATCCGTCACGCTTCCAGTCGAAGGTCACGCCCGTCAGGGCCTCGACCTTCTGGGTAGCGTCAGTGATCGTCTCAATGTTCGTCTTAAGGCGCCTATCGGACTCGCCGACGACGGTGTTGGCGCGGACCTGTGCCGAGCAATAGAAGTTCTTGCCGTTGTAGACGCGAACCCAATCGTTGTCGGACATGTGGAGGCCGCCGCCATGGTTTTCCCAATAGATGCCGTTGCCGGAGCCTCGGACTCGGAACCAACAGTTATTGCCGCTGTAGATTTGACCCCCGAAGTAGGCGTCATTGTTGTCGAGGTTGATTTCCAAAGGCCATCCACCGCCGGTGCCTTCCCAGCCCGTCGAGTTCGTGCCTGATCCTCGAAGAACGTAGAAACGGTTGCTGTTGACGTGGATCATCGCCGAGCGGTGATCGCTGTCTTGGAAGGTGATCGTCGGGGCGTTGGATCGGATGAAGACACCCCCATCCACGTCGCAGTTGCCGATGGCGTTGATGCCGTATTCGTGGATTTTCAGCTTCGTGACCTTGGCTTTTTGAAGCCAAAGTTCGTTGCCGTCCGACGAAATGCGGTTAACCCCGAGGTTGCCGAGGTTCGACTTGTCGCCTTGGACCCCAACGTAGAGCCAAGCATCCGAACCCATCCACAGGGAGCGGGCGCATACGTTTTTCCAGTGGAAGGTCAGGGCCGGAGCATAGGCATGGCCAGATTGGGTATTTCCGACGTTCTGAACTTCTTGGATTTCCATCCCGCCGTTCCAGACATCGTTCGTTGCGGTCTGTGAATAGGCGTGAAGTCGGCCGGTGAAGAAACCGCCGCCGTCGCCGTTGCGACGAACGACCGTGTAGGCCCCGCCGTCCATGTTAGTGTCTGTCCAGCTAACTTTGCTTGAAGGCGTGAAGTTGTGGCCGGTCCATACGGGCTGACCACGCCAGCTAAAGCCGCCGTTGTAGTCGAGGATCAGATCGGAGCGGTCGTTGGTATTGCCATTCTTGAAGACAGAAACGGTATAGTTCGTGTTGTCGTTCGAACCGCTGACGAAGGTGTGCGCCCCGACCACGCCGCCAGAAGCCTGTCGGCGGTATTCGAGAACCGTGTAGCCCGTCTCGCCGCGATCCCAGAGGCGGGTATAGCTTGGCAAATGCGTGTCGCCGTAGGCGTGAAGCTCCTTCTGTGTCGTCAGGTGACGGTCAAGGTAGATGTCGCCCGACGCCAGCGACATGCGTAGAGGTCGCAAGCCGTTGAACTCACCGTCTGCATCGTTCTGGTTGGTCAGCAGCCAGTAGTAGTTGTCGGCGTCCATATGGTGCAGCAGACCGTAATTCACCGCCGAACCCGCATTCGTTTTCAGGCGAATTTGGCGACCGCCATTGGCGAAAACTTGGGCCGACTGGAACTCGTTGTAGCCGTTCCTAACCGCCGGATTGCCGAGGTTCGAACTGTCCCATGGCGTGGCGCCCGCGAAGGTGGGGCGACGGTTCATGGTGATGGTCTTCCAGCCATCCATCTGAAGGTTGGATGTCGCGTTCCCATCGACGCCGTAGAGCAGCATATCGCCCGGACGAGCCGGATGGTTCTTGCCGTGCAGGACGATGACGGCACCAGTGTCGGTCCAGCCTTGCCCCCCTGCAATGACCCATGCCGCCGAGTTGCTGTCCCGTCGAAGATACGGGTCTGCGCCGGTCATGGTCAGACTATCTTTGACGGTGATCCCGCCATTGAACGTCTGTCCGCCGTTCCACGAGTTTCCGCCGGTAAGGCTGCTCTTCTCGTTCAATGCGGTCTGTAGGCCGCTGACGTTGGCGATGTCGGTCGGGAAGATCGTCGGGCGATCAGTAATGGTCGTCCACGCATGGACGTGGCCGGTCAGGGCGCGAGCGTCGAGAGCCACCTGAAGGTTCGCAACATCGGCGATGCCATGGGCGTGACCCACGGCGGACTTCCCATCCAGTGCCGATTGCAGACCGGCCACGTTGGCGATGTTCGACGGGAAGAACGACGGCTTGTCCGCGATCACGGACCAGACCGGCGTCACATCGCCCTGTTCGATGTAGCTGGCTTCCGCCGTCTTCGAACCTTCGCCGGAATAGACCCAGCGACGACCGTCCGTGGTGGCGATCAGCGTCCCCGGCATGATGCCGGTCTGCTGGCCAGCGGTCAGGTTGGCGATCCCGCCCGACGACACGACCGGCGTCTGGCCTACGAGGACGGGGATGCGCGCCGGGTCGATCATGCCGGTGAGACGAGACGCCGCCAGCGTGTCCGATTTCTTGTCGAAGAGGTTCGGATCGAACGTCGCGGCCAAGGCTGCGGACGCTGCTGCATCCTGAGCGTCCTGAGCCGCCAGTGCGGCGTTATCGGCAACCTGCTCGGCAAGTTCTTCGACGATCTCGCGATCATCGGAAGACCCTTGCCCGGCGCCTTGGGCGAGTTCGGCCCAATAGCGAGCGTTGGCCTCGCTCGTGCCCGCATGATCGCGGTGCTGTTGGGCGAGGTTTCGTGCATCGACCGCCGCGCCGCGAGCCGCTTCCGAAAGGATGCGCTGTGCGTCGGAACGGTCGGCATGACCCTTCGCCAGATCGCGCGCCAGTTCGGCCGCGACCTTGGCCACGGTGGCTTGAGCCGCCGGGCCGGAGGTCATGTCGCTGAACGATGCGGGCGAAGGCACGAGGATTTCACGACCGGTCAAATCCACGAACGGATACCGGCCGTCATTGTTGGGACCGCCATCGGCGGACCCACCCAGCCAAGCAGCGAGATTGGAGTTCTGCTGCTTCGTCTTATCAAGAAGGTCTTGGACTTGCTGGGCGAGAGTGGTGATCGTCAGCCCGCTCATCCAGCCTTACTCCTGTTCGGGAGCCGCTTCGGCGGTCGAGGATTTCTCGACGGCTTCCTGAGCGATCTTGAAGCCGACTTCGGCGCCTTGCAGGGCGGCGCGGGTCGTGGCCAGCGCAGCCTTGGTCGTCTCGACTTGCGAGAGAAGCTGACCCAGAGCGGCCAGAAGGTTTTGCTCTTGGATGGTGAGCGATTGATGCTGTTCAGCAGCAGTCGGGGTGTTGGACATGCGTCTCCTGAATTTGTTGAAAGGGTATGGATATTTAGCCGGGCGACCGGCCCGTTAAGGCCGGTCTCTTGGTCAGGTAATGACGGGTTGGTCGGTGTAGCCGCCGCCGCCCGGATCGTAAGGGTCGATCCCGCCGCCGCCGCCACCGCCGCCGCCGCCGGATGAACCGCCACCTGATCCGACGCCGCCGCCGGAGCCTGTGCCGCCGCCGAGGGTCGAGGTGTTGTTCTTCAGTTCGACGAGCTTGGCGTAGCGGGCCGTGACCGATTGGGTGGTCATGTTCGAGACGTTGAAGAAAATCTGGACGTAGTAGTGCCAGTTGCCCGCCTCGTTCGGACGGTCGAGGTGAAGGACAGGGATCGCGCCCTGCCACACGTCGTTCGCCATGCCCGAGCCGTTGATGTTGAACGACTGGATGACATCGCCGCCGGTCTCGCCACGGGAGCGGACAAGCTGCACGGTCGCGACGAACGATCCGCCCGCGTTGTGCAGGAAGGTCGCCCAAGCGTTGAAGGTGATGTCGATGGGGCTGGAAGCTTTTTCGACGGTGATCCATTCGCCGTGGATGCGGGTCGGGGTGGCGTTGTTCAGGCTGATCGTACCAGCCGCATACGCGGCTTTAACCCCGCTCACGGTGTTGTCGACGAGCTTGGTGTTGTTGATCGACCCCGTGACCATGAGGTCGCCGTAGATGTCCACGTTCGCGTTGAAACGCGCGCGACCGGCGACGACGCTGAACGGCTGAACTGGTGAGCCACCGTTCGGGGCCGTGATCGAGAAGTTGTCAGCGACGATGGCGAAGGTGCCATAGCTGCTGTTGTTGTTCATCACGAAACCGGTGATGTGCCCGTTCCCGTTCAGAGCCACGCCATAGCGGGTGTTCAGACCGTTCGTGACCTCTTGCAGCGAGGTGATCGACGCGGTGTTTCCACCGACCGTGTTCTGCACGGTCTGAAGCGTCTGGGAGAGCGCGTTGTCACCGTTGATCCGTGCGGTGCGTTCATCGACCACGGAAGCCGAGACATTGCCGATGGAGGTGTCGATGCCAGACAGGCGAGTGCCGAGCGTCCAGCCCGCCGCGACTTCGACCCGGTTGAGGTCGAGGACGAAGGCTGACTGACCATTCCGCCACGCGCCGAGAACAGCGAACTGTTGGGCGATGGCGCCGTCAGCATTGGCCCGCGTGGTCGCCTCGTTCTGGATAGCGGTCGAGTTCGCCGCGACCTGTGACGCCAGCGATTGCCGGGCTTGGCTTTCGGCCGCGATGGCGTTGGCCCGCGTCGTCTGCTCATTCAGGATGGCGGTCTCATTGCCCGCGACACGCGAGGTCAGGGCCTGACGCTCTGACGCTTCGGCCGAGATCGCGTTCGTGCGCGCCGTGACCTCGTTGGCGATGGCCGCTTCGTTCGAGTCTGTGCGAGAGCCGAGCGTGTCGATCCGGGTCGAGAGCGCGCCGTCCGCATTGATGCGGTTGGTCGTCTCGGTCGTGACGAGCGTGATGGCGTTGTTGGTCGCCGCCGTCATGGTTGAGAACCGCGACGACATGGTTTCGCCCGGCGCGACCTGAACCGTGTTCTGATCCAGCACGAAGGCCGAGCCGTTGGTGTTGCGGCCGCCCAGCAAGGCGAGCGTCTGTGCGAACGATGTGTCGGCCGTCGTGCGGGCGGTGGCTTCGGTCGAGATGGACGCTTCTGCGGATTGAACCCGCGCGATCCATGCGTTGAGACTGTTGGTGAAGGCGGTGTCTGCCGTCGAGCGCGCTGTCTGTTCAGCGAGGATGTTCGCTTCCGCTGAGCCGACGCGGGTCAGAAGACCGTCGATCCTTGCCGCCTCCGCACTGATTGCGTTAGCGCGGGTAGTTTCTTCGGCGATGATCCGGGCTTCATTGCCGTTGGCCTTCGACGTGATGGCGTCGAGACGTTGTGCGAGGCTTTCGGTCGAAGAGACCCGAACCGTGTTGAGGTTCAGGACGAAGGCGTTGTTCTGACCATTCTTCGCGCCGATCAGGGCGAGCGTGGTGGCCAGAGCGGTATCGCCTTGGACACGCTGCTGCGCTTCGTTGTCGATGATGGTGGCGAGGCCGGTGCCGTCGTCGAGGTTGGCCAACGCATCGACCAGACCGGCGAGGCTGTCGAAGCTCGTTTCCAGCGACGCCGTGCGCGCCGCCGTGTTGGCGATCACACCGTCGAGGGTGTCGGTTCGGAACGCCTGATCGGTAAGCTGGAAGGACTGGTCGAGGATGCGTTCGGCCGACAGGTCGATGCTGGCCAGTGCATCCCGAAAGCGGTTCAGGAGGTCGTCGCCCATCTCCGAGATGCGGAGAAGTTCGTCCATGATGGCGTCGGGCGTGGTGACGACGCCGAGGTGATCGCCAAGCCGCACCTGCGCCCGGTCGAGTGCGTCGGTGTAGAGGTCGTCGATTTCCTGAAGGCGGAAGAGGTTCTGAAGGTGCGCCCGGTTCAGTTCTTCGGCGGTGAGGTTCGCGCCGTTTTGGAAGTCAACGAGGGTCGTGCTGATCGGCGTCTCGCGCCGGATTTGCAGGACGCTGTTTTCGACTGGCGGCTGGCGAAGTCGGATGCGGCTGTCGGAGACCCATTCGAAGAACGGGATGGAGCCGTTGAGCGTGACCCTGATGTGGGTCCGGTCGAGGTAGGGAACCGCAAGATCGAACTCTTGCTGGCCTCCCGTCACAATGTATTGGGCGCGGGTCTGGTGAGACATTGATCCTTTCGTTCACCCACGACGAAAGGCCCGGCCGCGTGAGCGACCGGGCGATCCGGGTGGATTGTGGTTGGTGTTATTGGCCGGGTTGGAAGTTCATGATGGCGGACATGTCGCCTTGGCTGACGCCGTAGCGTCGCGCGTTGGCTTGGGTCTGCCAGCTATTCCAGCCCTCTTGAGCAGCCCGCTCGTTGGCTTTCGCCCCTCCCGTGCGGTTCACCATTTCCCGAAGTTCGGGGACGGCGCCATTGCGGATCGAGGCGTTGGCCAAGCGGCGATATTGCGAGACCGTTTCCTTGATGCTGGCGGCTCGTTGCGGATCGCCCATGAGGGCGTATTCGCGTGACTGGATCAGCGATCCCAAAGCCTCGTGCATGTTCTGGCCGGTGTAGGGATGGCGATAGCCTTGGCCCTGATATTCAAGGACCAAGGCGTGTTCCCGCGCCGTGATCTTCTGCTCGTTGAAGCGAGCCGCCGGGCGTTGAGCCATGCGGAGGTCCGGGTCTGCCGATGACAGGGCCGAGACCTCGCGACGAACGATGTCTTCCACGTTCTGGCTAACCCGCGTCGGCTGGATCAGACCTTCGATCAGGCCGCCGTCCTTGTCGGTGCGGACGACCGGGAGGCCGAGCCAATCCCTGCGTTCAGGCAAGGATTGCGAGAGGGTCGGGATATTGGCCGCGATCATTTCGAGAAGCCCTTCGGCTTCGCGCATCACCGGGTCTTGAGTCTGGGCGAGGTTGCGAACCACGGCCGGAACCACAGAACCCGCGACCTTCTTGGAGGCTTCCTTCCAAAAGCGTTGGCCCCGGTCGGTGTCGCCCTGAGTGAAGGACGGGTCGATCATGTCCCAGAAGTCGCCGATGCCTTGGAGCGCGGCCTTGTTGACGATGTTGTTGACGATGGCCGAGAGGACGCCGCCGCCAATCCCTTGCAGGATGTCGTCGTCGTTGATGTCGTGGTCGCGGAAGATGCGGCTCATGTCCGCGACGATCCCGAGCATTTCGGCGACCGGCGAGAGTTGCTGATACTGATACCAGCGACCGCCGATGCGGATCGAATACGACTTCACGCCGTCCTCTTCCTCGGCTGCGGATCGCTTGCCGACGAGATCGCCATTCGCGAACAGGAGGCCAGCGGTGGCCATGAAACCCACACCGGTCACGAGACGCGCCATAGCCAAGTCGGCTTCGGCGCCGCCACGTTCGAGCGACTGATCCAGACCGCGCAGGGCGGCGGTGTAGTTCATGAACTTGGCGCGGTTCTCGCCGAGAAGGCCGAACAGGACCGGGTTGCGGTCGAACATACCAGCCCGCACGAGGTTGACCGGGGTGCGGAGGAACGGGACGAACAACGCCCGGAACAGACGGTGTTGGCCCAGAGCCTGTTCCCACTTCTTGAGGGTGGGTCCGCTGTTCTGGAAGGTCATCAGGCGCGCATAGTCGTCGGCCATCGCATGGAGATCGACGGACGCCAGAATGTCGGCGGCTTGGTAGAGGGTCTGATCCGTGCCGTAGTTCTTGGCGGGATCATAGGTCTCACCCGCCAGTTCGAAGACGGCCTTGGCGCGGTAGATCGCGGCAGACGTAGGACGGTTGGCCACAGCGTCCATGACGCGGCTGAACTCCTTCGCCTGATCGGCGCCCTTGAGACGGGCCGAGCGATAGGACGCTTCGCGAACCGACAGGGCGTTCAACTGCATCTTGTAGGTCATGGCCTTGGCGAACTCGTCCATCGCGATTGACGGGCGGTGGCCCAGCGTTCGGATGGTCGAGAAGATCGCGGCGCCCGCCATGTCGGGGATCGACAGGACCGGGTTCTGTTTCCAACGCTTCTTCCTGTCGGGGTTGATGAGGAACGGCTGATTGAAGGCCGCATCGCCCAGCGATGACGCATCGTCCCGAACCGGAGCCGCCGTCTTGAAGGCTTGGTAGCCCGCCCGGCTCGCGTCCGCGAACGACTGGTAGATGCCCGCCACATAGGCGTTGGCCTCGCGGAAGGTGATGCCTTCGACCGATGCTTTCGACCCCGAGAAGGCGCGGCGCAGGGGCGTGGTGACACCGGCGGCGACGTAGCGTTCGCCAACCGACAGACCGGCATGAAGCACCGAACCCACGGCGTTGCGGACAGCGGTCGCGGGCGTCGTGAGGTAGCCCATGACGACGTAATACGAGAGGTAGTCTTCCCATCCCATGGCGCGCATCTTGCGAACCTCGTCCTTGAAGCCCTTGGCCCCGCCGTTCTTGTTCGCCTTGATGAGAGCGTCGAGCGCGGCGCCCATATCGTCGCCCTTAACACCGCCGCCCATGGCGTCGGACAGGTCGTTGATGGATTGCTGTAGGTCGTTGAAGGTTCGGACGCGGGTCTTCGTGGCCTTCATGATGTTGAGGGCGCGAGCCACTTCGGACTTCGCACCGCCAGCCATGGCATCGAACATCTGGGTTGCCTGTAGGTTGGCGGCGAGATCGGAGATGTCGGTCGCGGTCGCCTTGCCGTTGGCCATCTTTGCGCGAACGTCAGCGACCTTGGTGACGAGGTGATCGACGTGCTGCGCGGCGATGGTTTCGAGCGCGTGGATTTTCGACGAGACGCCGAACTCTGACGTGATGTCGGCGTGAGCCTTCACCGCGTCTGACGTGGCGATCCCGAACGTCTGCTGACGATCCTGAACCGACTTCCACGACTTCGGCGCATCCCCGGCCGCGTCGTAGAGCGGCTTGAAGATTTGCCCCATGACGTTCGCCAGTTCTTCAAACTGGTCGGGGTCGTTGATGAGCTTGTCGAAGTCGAACACGTCGGCGTTCCAGTGGCTGGGGCCGTCCGCGATCTCGTCGCCCTGCTTGCCGAGCCAGCGGACGAAGCGGTCCACCTGTTCCGGCTTCACGAATTTTTTGAGACTGTCGAGGTGAGCCATGGCCGCCTTGGCGCGCTCCGGCGATCCGGCCAGTCCCCAATCCACACCGTTCCAGCGTTCATCTGCCTTGGTCTTGGCGTCCGCTCCGGCGGTGCGGGCTTCGGCCTCAAGGTCTTCGAACGACGGACCCTTGGCGCGGGGCTGTTCGACGCGCATCGGCAGAGCCGAGACATCGCCGCGAACCGGGGGGCGGAAGGTCATGTCGTCCAGCGTGAGAGCCGGGAGGTTCACAGCGTCGGACAGGTCCAGTTCATCGCGCATTGCCTGATCCAGTTCGACCATCGACGGGCGCGGCTCGTTGTTGCGGAAGCGTCGGACAATCGACCCGGCCCCTTCAAAGACGCCCGTGAAACCTGCACCCGCACCTGCGCTCGCAAGGGTTCGGATAAGGTCGATGTCATTCTGCACGCCCGCCGACGTGGCGTCATTCTGGGCCAAAAGATCGGTCGCTCCAGCGACCAAACCTTGGACGCCCATCTTCATCCAGACCTTTGATCCACCCGAGATGTAGGAGGTCGGATCGACGGCCGAGCCACCGAGGACGCCAAGCAGTGCGGCGCCGCCATGCAGACCCTTGCCGACCAAACCGCCTTCAGCTTTCCAAAAAGGATCGGCGGCGGACTCTCGTGCGAATTCCTGACGGCGTTGACGCTCATTGGAGATCGCGGTGTCGGCGGCACGTCGCGTGTCGCGGGTCTTGTCAGTCATGTCGGTCAAGACGCCGACCGAGTTATAGATTCTTGAGGCGAGGCGGATGGGGTTGAGGGTCTGGCGACCTGCGATGTCGGTAGCCGCTCGCGTGTCTCCCCGCTGCGAAGCGTCGATGTAATCAGCGGTGTCGTCGAGACCCGCTCGCCAACCTTCGGCAATGAAGTTGGTATTCCATGTGTCCGAGAACACGTCGCCAAGACGTTCGCCCAACGAGCGTTTGTCTTTGGGCGCGGACAGCGAGACCGCCGCCGAGCGACGGTCCCGTTGTTGTTCTTGAGCTTGCCCGTAATGGCGGGCCATTTCACGTTCGATGACGCTTGGCGGGGTGTTGTCAGGGAAGTTGATGACAGCCCCATCAGGGCCTCTAACAGTGATGCTCATTCATGCCTTTCATCGGGCCGGGACGAGTCCTTGGCCGGGGATGTATTGATATTGCGCGGGGGCTTGGTTGGTCGTGCCGGTGGCTCCGGGCGCGCGCGTGTTGCCCGATCCGCCCGGAGGTGGAACCGCAGCAAGCGTGGTTGTGCCGCCACCACTTCGGAGGAAGCCGCCGTAGTTTCTGACGATGGCGTCGGCTGCTTCCATGGGGTCTTCCCCCTTAGCGAGGCGACGTTCGAACTCGTTTTCACCTTGGGTCACGAGCCTGAGCATGTGCGGAGGAACCGCGCCGCCAACGCCTTGCGTGACCATCGACCGAAGCGAACCTGACACCAATCCACGGGCGTTGCTGACGATCTGCTGTTGGGCTGGATCACGACCGGCATCGCCACGGGCGCCGCTGGCCGCACGGGTGCGGACTTCGACATAAGCGCGGGTTGCGGCGCGACCCGTTCCGAAACGACCGGCGCGATAATCGCGGTCGGCCTGCGCGGTGATGCTGGCGTAGTTCGGATTGTTCGCAGCGAACCGTTCGCCGTAGCGCAGCACCAGATCGTCGTCGGCTTCGCCTTCAAGAGTGGTGTCGCGCAGCGAGCGGAAGGCGTTGCTCATGGTCATGCCTTCGCCGGGTTCCAACACGCCAGAGCGGACGCCCTGTTCGATGGTGTCAGAGACATCCTCGCCACGGCTGGCGCGGGACCAGAGGTCCATCGTCATTTCGTCCTTAGTCGCCTGACGCGCCTGTTCGGTCTTGCGTTCTGTGTCGCTCTCGATGCTGTCGATGGCGTTGATGATGCGGACCTGTTGAGCGGGGTTCAGCAGAGAGCGGCCGGGCTGACGCGGACGACGCGCCGGTTCAGCTTCGACCGGAGCCGTCTCGACGGTCGCGGCCGGAGCCGCCGCCATGGCTTGGGTGTCAGAACCAACGATGGATCGCGGGTCTTTGCGTTCGCCCTTGGCGTCACGATAGGTCCAGTGAAGGTGCGGGCCGGTGCTGTTGCCGGTGTTGCCGGAGGCGGCGACCTGCTGGCCTTGGGACACGGTATCTCCGACCTTCACGCCGATGTTGTCGAGGTGGGCGAAGCCTGTCGTTGAACCGTCTGCATGTCGGATGATGAGGGTCTTGCCGCCACGGCCACGGACGCCAGCCACTTCGACGACGCCATCAGCCGGAGCCGAGACAGCCGTGCCAATGGGAACTGCGATGTCGATGCCGCCATGATTGGTGGATGCACCGGGCAGAGGTGCGCGACGTGCGCCCATGCCCGAGGTGACGCGATCCATGTTGGCGACCGGCGCTGAATAGGTCTGGCGCGTGGGCGCCGGAGCCGGTGCAGCCGGAGCCGGAGCAGCAGTTGTGACCGGGGGGAGGGGCTGACCTTCAATGGTGTTGTTGAAGGCGATGACATCGGGGTCTGTCGGATCGCGAGCGTCCAGCAGGTTTTGGAGGACGGTCGTGTCGCCCGTCTCTTGGGCGTAGGCCACGACGCCGTTGACGAGTGCTTCTTGCACCGCGTCACCGTTCAAACCCGCTTGTGTCAAACGGCTGCGCTCGGCCGCGAGGTCGAAACCGTCGCCACGCTGTAGGCCAGACACGGCATTGCTGACGGTGAGGTCCAGCAGTTCCTTGTCGGTCTTCTCCTTCATCATCGCGTTGGCGCGCGTATCGAGATCGCCAGACCAACGGATCAGGCGTCCCGCGACCTGACGCTGAACGTCGGGCTGGGTGAAGAGGTCGCCAGATTCGGCGATGAACTCGCGGTTCCGCTCCAACATGAACTCGTCGATGTCGTCAGGCGTGGCGCCGCTGTTGATGCGGCGTTCGACTTCCTGTGCGGTCTCGGTCTCGAACTTGGTTTGACGGGCCGAAGCCGTGGTCGAATGGTAGGCGCGCTCATAGGCGATGGACTGCGCCATGGCAGGGTCCATCACGCCACCTGAAGCGGCGTCGGTCTGGCCCTGTGCGAAGTCGTCTTCCGCTTGGACGCGGCGTTCGGCGATGTCGTTTTCGTAGAACGCTGCGGCGTTCTGGCGAGCGAGACCGAAGAAATCGCGGATGGCGTCAGCCTGACCGCCGTTGCCTCGGAAGGCGGAACGGAGATCAGCGGTGACGCGCACGTCTGCGGCGCGGGTCTCGCGGTTGACCGGGAGGATGGCGTCACGGTTGTTCGTGATGCGGTCCTGTGCGGTGTGGCGGGTGTTGTTGCGGGACAGATCAGCCATTCAGAGACGGACCTTTCGAAGCCGCGTCTTGGGACAGCTTGATACCCTTGCCTTGGTAGTAGCCGCCTACGCCAGCTTGGGCGATGCGGAGGCCAGCCCCGAGGATCGTGGGTCGAGAAATGCGGGAATACATGGAGTTCGCTTCGGCGACGGCCGCTTTCTGCTGGTTGTCAGCATTGATGTTGGTGCGCTCGGCGGCGAGCGAGTTCTGCATGACGGAATCGTTCAGAAGGTCGGTCACGCTACCGCTGATATTTAGCCCGGCTTGACCGGCCGCGACCTTGATGCGGGCCTGTTCGCGTCGAGCCTGACGCTGGCGGTCGTTCAGTTCGGCGACCTGCTGGGTGGCGATCTGCTCTTGCTGTTGTGCAAGCTGCTGGTCGATGGCGCGGGTCTGGTTCTTGGCGGACTGGATTTCGCCGATGACTTGGGTGGCGGTTCCGACGACTGCGAGGGTCGTCATGACAGTGACTGGATCACAGATGGGTTGGTCCCTCCCTTGTATGAGACATGAGGTAGAAGGGGCGGCGTTCGCGCCCGTGGGTGAGATTGACTTGTTCAATCTCGAACCCGGCCCAGAGCAGCCAGTTGATGGACTGGACGTTGCGGGCGTCGATGTAGTTGGAGAGGTGAGGCCAGTAGAGGTGCCAGCGCTCCACGAAGTTCGGAGTGGCCCGGCCAATGGCCAGCTTGGCGCGCGGCCTTTCCATGCCGTTCGCGCCAATCATCCAGACGATCCCGCCGTCAGCCGCGCCATAGACGCAGATGGCTTTGCCGTTGTCGGTAATGATCCAGCCGTCCACGGACTGCATGACGCTGACTGTGAGCAGATGAAGTGGATCGGGGTCGCCGATCTTGAGCATGGGATTGGTGGCTTTCATCTCGTCCCAATCGCCGGGGCGAAGGTCAGCGCAGATGTCTTCCAGCCATGCGATTGTTTGCTCGGCCGATACGTCGGCGAGGTCGTGGAATTCGATCATGGGTTGAAGTGTCGGCCGTTCCGATGGCATGAGGCGCGCAACGGAGGGGCTTATGAAAAAGTTGGTGTTAGGTTTTGTATCCGCCTTAGCTTTTGCCGGGTCCGCAAACGCCGGAGACTGGCGTCTGATCTACGTCGATGATCGGGATGCTATTGCAGTTGAGGCTGGTAGTGTTCGGAGAACGGGAACAACTGCTGTTGGTTGGGTCGCGATAATCTACGCAAAAACTGAAAGCGGTATCGACTACGCCCTGAGCCGTAGGCAGTTTGATTGTGCGGCATCGACGGTGAAGACGCTTAGCATTCTCCTCTACACAGCAGATGGTGAGTCGGCGGGTTCAAACCACAACATGACTGAAACCAAACCTGTCGCCCCTGACACACTTGAAGATCACACATTCAGGGCAGTCTGTTATGATGAGGCGATGGGTTCAAAATCTCCATGGGAATCTGTTACCGCGCTGCTCGCGACCTACCGCCGGAACAGTCCGCCTCGAAGCTAGTGAGGCTCGAAAAATCTAGTTTGTTCGAAGGCTTGAACGTCAGCGAAGTTTTGGGGATTGGATCACTGGTTGTGTTGACGATCTAATGTGGAGGGTCTTGGTGAAGGGCAGAATATCGAGCGTGGCAGTCGCATTTGCTTATCTTTGCGCTGCAACAGATGCAATGGCGGCGGACTGGAGGATTTACAGCGGCACAGACACGATGATGCTCGTCTTGGATGCTTCCTCGCTGAAGCAGGGAAACAGAGTGGCATCAGTTTGGACTGGCGTTCTCAACAAAGAGAAAGACCGTTTTGGTTTGGACTACATCCTCGTGCGGAGAGAGGTAGACTGCGAAGCCGAGACCTCCAACCGCACAAGCTTTACCGGCTACGTCCTCGGCGGTATGAATATTGCGAGTAGTGAAGAGAGGACACCGCTTGTTCCCGCTCGTCCAGATTCAACCGATCAACACTTGATTAAAGCAGTTTGCAATAACGATTATTATGAGGAAGGAGTATCAGATATTGAAAAACTCCTCCTCGCATGGCGTGGGGCGCCTTAGACCCTCGCTCGGTTGTTGTAGGTCGCTTCCCATTCGGCGCTGACGAAGGTCGAGGTGAACGGTGTGTCGTTCTCGATTCGGATGCGCGCCAAGTGGTTCTGACCGGACACCATGAAGCGGTAGGCGCCGGTCCCATAGGACGGCGTGTTCAGCTTGAAGTATCCAGCGCCGATGGTGCGGCCAGTCATGTCCGCCAGCTTCGACGGCACGATTTCATCGACGGCATCGTCTGCCCCATAGGGCGCGACAAGCGTCTTGAAGTAGGCCGTGTCGGCGTAGTTGACCGTGAAGGATCGCATGACCTGACGCCCGGTCGTGACGGCCACGCCATCGGATCGGCGGACGAACTGTTTCGAGAACTGGAAAGCGAAGGTGTAGCCCTCGCCGACGATCACCGGCGCCATGATCTCCGACCCCGGCACGGACACGATGTTGTCCGTCAGCCATTGGTAGGTCGTAGGGTCGATGAGCGTTTCCTGACGCCCTGCGAACCCTGCCGTGCGGACCATCTGACAGCGGTCTTTGGCCGGGCGGAACGGGAGGGTGAAGTAGGTTCGGTTCTCGGTCGTGTTGAACTCGCCGGTGACCACGGTGCGACGGTCGAGGTGGATTTGAGCAGAGGTCTCGGCTGGAATCGCGCCCGACTGAAGGTTGACCTTCTCAAGCCACAGGCCATCGGCCCGCTGCATGACGAGGAACAGCACGCCCTTGAGATAGGCGCCCGAGACGATCTTCGTGCCGGTCCCGAAATCCCACTGGTGCCAAGCCGACTGCGCCTTTTCGTCCGAAGAGGACCAATAGAACTGATAGACATAAACGCTCTGAGACGATCCATGCGTTAGCGCAAAGAGCGTATTCAAATCGTCCGCAGCGATCAGGCCATGGACACCGGCCGGAATGTAGGTCGGGCAATGGGCGGTCACGTCGGCGGCCGAGGTCGCGTCCGTGCCAGACAGGCGGGTGTATTCTCGGATGCTGGCGAAGCCGGAGCGTTCGACCGCGAAGTAGATTTCGGAGCCGAGAGCCGCGAGGCCAGCAGACGTGTTGACGGTGTAGTTCGTGGTCGGCCGCATGGCGATGGAGGCGGTCGTCAGGCCCATCTCGCCGTTGGTCAAAGAGAACTGCGTCTGGTCCGAGGTCAGGAAGATTCCGTCGTTGTGAGCAACTGCGTCGAAGAGCTTGGCCACCTTTGTCGAGGTCGCTCCGACTTCGATCCGGTCGGTGTCCAGATAGTCGAGTTGATCCATGCGCCAGAAGTTTCCGAACATGCCGGATTCCGACATGACCACGGCTTCGTCGAACAGGAACGAGAGGCGGTTCTGATAGAAGAACACCTTCTGGATCGTGCGGCCGATGAAGCCCGGCGTGGGGTTCGTGGACTCATCGCCCAGACGACGCGGCGCCCATGAGAAGGGGGCGAAGGTGAAAGTGCCGTCCGCTTCCGAGATCAGCGCGTGAGGCATGGTCCGGTAGTCGATGGCGTTGACGAGGCCCGGCATGACGCACTGTTTCCAGACGCCGCCACTGCGACGCAGATAGTAGCTGACGAAGCCGGAGCTTTCGTCGCCTTGAACGCGGTAGACCGCGCCTTCCGCCGCCGTTTCAGGGAGCTTGTCGGATCGCTGAACCGTGCCGGTCAGATAGCCGCCAGCCGGGTTCGGCTCATACTGGTAAGGGGCGCCGGGACCGAATGCGACGCCGTTGGCATCGGTGCCGTAGTGGCGGTTGACCCAGATTTGGTAGGCTTCGTCAGGCTGCTCGTCATCGCCGAGTTCGCCCATGGCGCAGACCTTCCGGCGGTTCACGAGGAAGCTGTAGTCGGCGACCGTGAACATCGACAGGTCGCCCGCATAGTCGGCGATCCCTTCCAGATAGCCCCAACCGCCGGGAGCGTTCACCTGACGCTCTTGGCCGGTCTGACTATCGAAGACGCGGATGCGTTCGTCGGTGATCGTGACGACGTATTGCTCTTCGGTGTTGCGGTTGATGGTGTGGACGAAGACGTTGTTGGGCGCCGTCTCCATCAGCCGGGCGACACGCTCGGTCGGGGGCCGTTTGCCGAGACCGTCCGCGATGGACGACCAGCCGTTCAGTTGGCTTTCGAGTTGGTCAGTGGACCGGACGAGATCGGATTGCTGGGAGACGCCGCCGATGAGAGCCGGGATAGCCCCGGTCATCAGGCTCATTCAGACCCCCAGACCCGGCGGCCACGGATCAGCTTTCGGCCGATGTGGGCCGTGTTGAAGATGTTGATGTCGGAGATCGCGGTCTGGTCGCGGCGCAGGTTGATCCAAGCGCGCTGCTCGTCCTCTTGGGCGAAGCGTTCGCGTTGGGCGTCGCCGACGAAATCCGCGAGGAAGAGGCGGCCAGCTTTGACGGTGGCGTAGACACGGGCCAGTTCAGGCAGGGCGTCGTAGCTATAGGACCAACGGATGCGGACCTTGACCGGCTCGCTGATCGTCCACGTCAGGTTGGCCTTGTCCCAGAGGCACATCGTCTCGCGGGTCGGGTGGAGCCGCTGAACGAGGTTCTGGCGAGGGTCCATCGGATTGACGGACATGGCCCCGGCCGGAACGGCGATGACGCCTTCGAAGTCGGGCGTGAGAACGTAGTTCTCGTCGGTATTGAACGAGAAGCCGTGCGAGCAGACCTCACGGACGACGTTGGCCAGATGGCCACGGGCGATGTTTTGATCGCTGATCGTGCCGGAGAAGCTGTTGACTGGTGCTTGGCCGGTAGCGGCCAGCATGGAGTTCACGGCCTCAAGTTCCGTGAGCGGCGCAGCCATCATGGCGCGGCCTCCTTTCGGAACGAGGGGAGATTGTTGGATTTCCGCAGGTTGTAGTCGGCCCGCATCACCTGCAAATTGTCTTGGTGATGCAGTCCGCCTTTGCTCAGCGGAATAATGTGATCGACGTGATACCGAGTGCCGGGATTATGTTTCTCAAGCAGCTTGGCCAGTCGATAGAACGCACGGATCGCATCGCGATCAGCACCCAGCGGAAGGTCTCGCATCTGCTGGCGTCGGAAGCCCTTATAGGAGGCTACTCGATCCGCGTTCCTTTGCGCCCATTCCTTCTGCTTAACAGCGACATGCTCTCTGTTGAGAGCGTATCTTGCTCGCGCCCTTGCAGAGTGACACGAGCGGCAGATGCGGTTCGGAATTGCAGCGAAACTTGGAGACCAAGTGACGTTGACGATCAGCTTGGTTGAACACACTCGACAGATCATGGTGACAAAAAAGGGCCGCCCTCCGGGTGGGGAGGACGACCCTTTCATTGGTCTGACTGATTAGGTCGGGGCGCCGGTGCGGAGTTCCACCGCATCGGTGGCGCGCAGGACGTTCGTGCCGCTCATGTAGCGACCGACGATCAGGTGGCCTTGCTTGCTGATCTGCTCTTCGTGCTGGATCGACACGTCCTGCACCTGTGCGGTGACGAGAGCGTCCGGGGTCCAGACGACGCCGACAGTCTTCGAGTAGTCACCCTGATAGCGAGCCAGAACGCCGGGGGTGGCGGACTGGTTGACGCCGAACGGCGACAGGTTCGACTTCATGATCTGGATGCCGTCGATGGTCGTCAGAGCCATGTTGCGAACGTCGGCGGTGCCGCCGTTGTAGTCGCGGTTCAGGTTCTTGTCCGACTGCTTCAGGGCATACCACTGAGCGGTCGAGACCATGCCGTAGATCGGCTTGGTGTCCACATCGACGTTCTTCAGGTCCATGACCTTCTTGGCCTCGGAGAAGGCGTCGAAGAGCTTTGTCACGTCCGTCAGGAGAGCGGTGTTGGTGACGTTGCCGCCGCCTTGGCCGAGCTTACCGGCGTCGCGAGCGGCCTTGATGAGGGCGCGGATCGCGTTGGCGTCGAAGTTGCGAGCGAGGAAGCCACCGATTTCGTCAGCGTAGGCCGAGCGAACTTCGTAGTGGTTCAGAGCTTCGTCGATGTCGGCGATGAAGACGGACGAGACGAGCTTGTCGTCCGGGGTCACGACGATCTCGTCGTGTGCGATCTGGTCGCCGGTGATCTCAACGCCGGGGGTGTGGTAGCCGCCGGTCGCCTGACCCATGACCGGGTAGCGATACGACTTGCCGCCGTTCAGATTCACGATGCGGTGCAGACCGCGCATGATCGTCTTGGCTTCGTAGGTGGAGAGGACTTCGCCAGCGAAGAGGTCGAGGAAGAGGTCGAGATTGCCAGCCGTGCCGCCGGTCTTGAAACCGGGACGCGAGGGGATGGAGTTAGCCATTAGGCTCCTTGATTGAGAGAGAGTTTTTGGCTCCCGTCGATCAATCGGAGTCCGCTGGCGGATGAGGTTGTGCGGTCGGAACCGGCCTCGTCGCAGCCGGATGTTTCCGCGTTGATTTGGGAGAAAGGGTTAGGCCGGGCTTTCACCGGCCGCCCGCCCGAAGGCGGTCAGTTCCCTATGTGCGCGGGGAACTGTGCGGCCCCGCCGGGCAAGTCCCGATAGGACGAGCGGGCGTGGTCTTAGGGGTAGATTACAGCAGTGATCCCGCTGCATTCGAACGCCACAGTTTCTGTGCCACGTCGTTTCGATACGCCGGGTCAGTCTTGTAGCGAGGGTCTTGGATGGCGGCCGTCATTTCCGCTTTGGAGCGGAAGACATCGCCGGATGCCGGGCTTGCTTCGGCCTCGATCAGAGAGCCTTCGGCAGGGCGCGCGGCGTTGAACTTCGCCATGAGCCATTCGACACCCTGACGGGCGGTCGTCTGGTTCTCGACGAGAGTGTTGTAGCTGTCCTGTTCCGCAGGGGTCAGGCCAGACTTGGCCCAATCAATCGCGGCGTTGAACTGATCTTCCCCGCCAGCGGCGGCATAAGCGTTCGAGAACTGCTCTCGGGCAAGGGCTTCAAGCCCGGCCAGATAGTTGTCCACGACGCCTTGAGGGACGCCCAGCGCGACGATCTTTGCGATGTCGTCGGCGCCCGGCTGACCCTTGGAATCTTCATAGACCTTGGCGAAGCCTTCGAACGCCGACGTGATCGGGTTCGGGGCGTCTTCCGCCGGGGTCTCGCCTTCGGTCTTTTCGATCTTCAGGCTGTCGGCCTTGGCCGGGTCTTCGACCTTCCCGCGCTGCTTGGCTTCAAGCTCGGCGTAGGATTTCGCGAGGTCTTCCCAACGAGCCTCACCTTTGTCGGCGTCCCAGAATTTCTCGGGGACGTGTGCAGGACGTTCAGGTTTCGAGGGGGTTTCCGGCTCCGACTTGTTGAGCGATTGAGCGTAGGTGGCGGGGTCAACGCCCGCCGGGAAGGCCGAAGCCGGAAGGTTGGAATAATCGTTCGGAGTATCCGAAGCGGTCTCAGTGACCGGAGTTTCGAGGCTCATTCAGTTCCTTGGTTAGGGTTCTGCGACGCGGCTTTCATCGCGGCGTCCATGAAGCCCGGAGCAGCGGCTTGAGTGGCTTGCGCCATCATCGCCTGTTGCTGTTCGGCTTCGATTTGTTCGGGAGATTTCAGGAGGCTTTGCAGGTCCGTCACGCCATGCTCGACGCCCAGCTTGTTCATCAGCGCGGTCGTATCGACCTTGGCGATGAACTCGGCTTGGCCAAGCAGCGACATGACATCCGAAGCCCACGTCCGAACGCGGTTCACTTCGGCGGCGGCGCCCAGCGCAGCGAGGCCCGTGATGACCTTCGGCTTGATGCCAGCCGGGAGGGTGGGGATCAGGTCTTCGCGCTCGGCGATGTAAAGATACCGCGTGGCGACGGCGTATTGCAGTTCGGCCGACAGCACCGAATAGGTGCCGCCCAGCGTGTTCTCCAACTCTTCCGACGACATGCGGATTTCTTCGGCCGTGACCCGCTCCGCGTTGCGGAACTGCTGGATCAGGAACGCCTTGGCGACACGCGCCTCAATGGCTGACGCCAGACGTTCGGCGACCATGAAGTCAGCCTGTTTGTCGAGGCTCAAGACCGAGATGTCTTTGGCTTCGCCGGTGTGGAAGGAGCCGCGCTCCGAACCCACAACCACGTCGAGGTCGATGACCGAGTTCGGCTGGACGAAGAACTTAATGTCCGACGTGATCGCGGTGTAGGCGATCATCGACTCGTTCAGTTCCTCAAGTGCCAGAAGATCGCCGATGTATTCGGTGACGTGCGAGCGACCGTAGTCGTTGGCGGGGATCGCCAGCCAGCGTAGGGCCAGCCAGCCCGACTTCTCAATCGGGGTCTCGCTCTCCGAACCGGGGACGCGCTTGCCGTTGATCTCTTGGTATTGGGCGTGGCTCTCGCCGCGCTTCTCGATCACCGTGTAGACATCGACCGTCTGATCTTGCTTGTCGGGGTCGAGCGTCAGGCCCACAGCCGTCCGCGTTTGCAGCGGCAGGTTCGAGGCGTGGACGCTCTCACGGGCGATGATGAGGGTCGGGACACCCCGGCTATCGCGCTTCACCACATACTGGTCGAGGCGATAGATGCGCGGAGTATCCTTCAGCGGGATATGCAGAAGGACGTTGCCCGCGATCACAAGGTGACGAAGCACTTCGGCCAGAACGGCACGGGCGCGACGGTCATCCAGAAGGTTGTTCGCCGACTGCGCGAACTGCGCCAGTTGGACATCGACCGCGTTCTTTTCCTCGCCGGTGAACTGCGCCACGGCGGCGTCCACGTTCAGGCGGAAGAACCCGACATTCGTGGGGAACAGGGTCATCAGAAGACGAGCCGACAGGCTGCGGACGCCATCGGCGCCAACGCTCTGATAGGGCTGCGTCGGGGTGTAGTGTTCGTTCTGACCCTCAAGCGGGATCAGACCGGGGATCGTCACGCGCGATGCGGTGCGAGCGTTCTCCAAGACGGTCGAACGGGCAGCAGACAGCGCGCTGAAACGCGCTGCTGCGGTTTTCATGCGGGATTATTTCGCTTTCGAAAGGGCTTTTCTGGCGAGCGATCCGGTCGTGCCGGGCAGCTTGGCCAACAGGGTCATGGCCGGATCAGTCGTGGCCGATCCGCCGCCAGTCGCGGGCGCTGAGATCGTCGGTGATCGAGGCGTGGTCGGCGCGACGGAGGCAGAACCAGAGGCTCCACGCGGGATCGTCAGCGAGCGGACGCCGCCGGTGCGGGCGCGTTCAATGGCGGGCAGACCGTCGAGATAGGGATTGGTGATGATCGCCGGGTCTTTGTCGGTCGGCGCTGCGGCGACCTTCGGCTTTTTAACGAGGCACATGGTCAGACCTCCTTGCGTTTGAGGGAGGCGGCGAACTCCCGGCGCATCTGGAGGGCGACGGCCCGTTGGCCCGCCTTGAACATGATGGTGTCGAGGGTTTCGCCAGCCCGTGGCTCCTGCTCAGGGAACTTGAAATCGAGATATTCAAGGAACTCGGCGACGTTCGTCGGGAACGGACGCGAGTGAGCGTGTGCGGTTGGCTGGCGGGTTCTCACGCGGCGGGCGCGTCCTTCCAGACGATGGCGATGATGCCGCCGATACCGGCGCCAAGGGCCAGAGCAACATCGACGTAGGCCGGGTCGATGGCGATGCCGAAGGCAGTCAGAAGACCGACGATGCCGACATAAGTGGAGCGCTCTTTGAGGCGGGGGAGAATGAGATCGCGAACGAAATTCATGGCGTGAGGCCCTTCGTGAAAATGGAGTTGGGAGGGGCATCCGGGTTAAATATGGGATGCTGAAAGTTGAGGGCCGATGGGCCGCGAAGATCGAAGAGCTTCTGGCCGCGAGCAGCGAGCGCCGCATGGCGCAGCTTGTGGCCAGCGGTGGCGAGCTATTGGCCTGCGTCGTGTGTGGAGAACGTCTGTTCCCCAAGCCGCACGGAAGACCGCCGAAAACGTGCAGCGACGAGTGCCTGCGAGAGCATCGCTCTAATCGGCAGAAGGCGACATGGGAGCGAAAGCGACAGGCCCAAGGACATCAGAATCCGCCCACAGCCTGAAGGCCAAGGCTCCTAGAGGATCAGCTATCGACACCACAGTTCCAGCGGTGGACTGACGGCCCAACAGATAGAGGTCGTTGAACTCGTGTTCGATGCCTTGGCCAAGCAGCCAGTCGGAAGCGTCGTCGGCGACCTCGTTCGTCATCAGGAAGTGCGAGACTGGCGACTGCATCAGCCGCACAAACTCGACGATCACACCGATATCTGGGATCAAACGAAACGGCGCAGTTCATTTTCCGCGTAGTCGCGGATCGCCTGAACGTGGACGGTATGGTCGGCCTCTGCATCCGACATCATGCGGAGCGAGCGCGTGACCTCTTCGTGGGGGTCGATCCCGGCGCCCAACGCCATAGCGACTGCGGCGAGGAACGTGGCGCGAATCTGGTCCGCCGGGTCGATGCCAGACACACGGTCCAGAACGAGGAAGGCGGGTTCGCGAAGAAGGGCGACGGTCGATGCGCTTCGAACTCTGTCGCCGAGATTAGGGTCGGAGAAGATCATAGGTTTCGGTCTCTTTATAGGTGTCCATCCTTTGCGTTAAAGCATTCAATGGAAGAGGTAGTCGGATCGGCGGACCTCGTTGATGTCGAAGTCGCCCATGGCCGGAAGGGGCGGGAGCTTGTCGGCGAACTCTTCGGGAAGCTGGGCGATCAGTTCGTCGCGAAAGATGGCCAGACGATCCACGCTGTATTGATCCGCGAAGGTGTCGCGCAGGATCGAGCGCAGTTCGAACACGCGGGCGGCGTGGACGCCGAAGCTGTCATGGACCACGGACAGGTCGAAGATACCGGCCTCGCGACAGGCATTGGCCACGGCCATCAGGTGTGCCGCATCCATGGAGTGGATGAAGTTGGGGCTGATCCCGTTGGCCTGACGCTGGCCGTCAATGCCGGGGGCGTCATGGCGCAGCTTGAGCCGCATCATCTTGTTCTTGTGATAGACCTTCACGAGCGACGAGCGGCCCTTCGGATAGGTCTGGAGAACCGGAAGGCCCGCCGGTGTCGTCCACCAAATCGGCAGACCGGCGGCGGTCATCACCTTGGCCGCTTCGCGCAGCCAAGCCATGGCGGTCGAGGCCGCGATGACGGTGCCGGAGATCGCCTCCCACAGGGCGTAGGACATGTAGAGGGACGAGGCGTAGTTGTCGGCCGAGCCGAGATGGGGCTGGCCGCTGGCGTCCAGTTCTCGCAGCGTCTGATAGATCATGTCCGTCATCCCGAAGCGCGTCGCGCTGTAGGTGAAGGTCATGCAGGGACGCTTGGCGATCTTGCGCGTGACCAGTCCGCCCCGCCACGGGAGAGCGCGTTCGTCCTCATCCTGATCGGCGAGGGCTTGGGCCTTCGCCGCAACGTCCGAGTAGATGTCCTGCGGCCTGTCGTCGGGCATGAGGTTGACGGCCTTGGCCCCGACCGGATCGCGGAGCATGGCCGAGAAGTGTTGTAGCCCGCTGTTCGAACCGTCGAGGCTGATCGGGAGGTGGCTGATGAAGTCGGCGCCTTCGCGGATGTAGCCCGACCATTCGATACAGGCGGCCAGAGCCATGAAGGGGCTGTCCGCTTCCGCCCAGAAGCGGGCGCCGTCGAGAGGGTTGGTCGCGCTGTCGAGGATCAGATGCTCGTTCGCCCAGAACCAGTTCATGCGCTCGTCGTGAGAGACCTTATCCACGCCGAAGAGACCGGCGATGTGGATGGCGAGCGCACCGGCTCCGGCGTCGGTGATCGGGTGGCCTTCGGCGAAGGTCAGGAGAGCCTTGCAGATGTCGTCGCCCTGCGGGTTCGGACCGGAGGACGGGATCGGATAGACGCGGCCCCGGAAGTCCACGCTGTGTGGGAAATAGATGGCGGCTTCGTCCACGAACTTGTCGGCGACCCATAGACGCTGACTGATCGCCAGACGCTTCGCCAGATTGGCGGCGTTGAGGTCGTGGATGTCGGCGGCCTCGCGCTTCCAGCGGGCCTTGACCTGTTCGTCGTGGGCGAACTCCGGCGGGCGGGGCGGGAGGTCGAGCGGCTGACGGTTGGGGAGACCGCCCAGCACACCGCCACCGTCCCAGATTTCGCGCACGACATCGAGGACCGCGCGATTGATTCGCCAAGCCGTGGACTGCACCGTGTTCACGGCCGAGTAGACGGCGGACATTTCCACCGTGCGGAGGTGTTCGTGATAGGCGGCGTTCGTCTGCTTCACGAGGCGGGCGCCCGGCGTCTTGGTGACGTAGCCGCCACGGAAAGGCGTCGTCCACCGGCGAGGGGGGACGATCATCGGCAGGTGCATCGGCTCCAACAGTTCGCACCGGGCGTGCTGTTGTTCGAGCCAGCGGTAGACGGCTTCGGTCGGACGAATGATCTTCGTGCCACGGGCGATGGTCTCGACGGTGAACAAGCCGGTCGCATCGCAGAACAGTTCGAGGGCCTTGGCCCCGGCGCGGACGCGCTGTTGCAGGGTGAAGGATCGGTCCACCCCGTGAGCGATCATGATGTTGTTGATGCCCTTGCGCTTCTTGCGCGTGACCAGAGACGACGACTTCCGCTGCGATTTGAGCAACGCCTTGAAGACATCCTTCCGGCTTTGACGAAGACCATCCATCTGGATGTGGTCGATGAAGGCGTCGGCTACAGCGATGCAGGTGACGGTGAACTTCTTGCCGGTGGCCGCTGCGTCGAGGGCGACACGGCCCGTCAGATAGGCGGCTTCTTCCGCGCCGATCTGGGAGAGGATCAGGTGAGCATCCACGCCGCGCGCGGCGCCGCCATGATCGACGCGCTCGACAAACTCGCGGATGGCTCGGGCCGTGGGTTCCGTCGCCAGCTTGAGAAGCTGACGGCCGGGCGGGAGGTCGGCTTCATCGTCCGGTGCGCGAGCCTCATTACGCCACGGCATGGGGCGGTTCGAGCGATAGCGGCTGGCACCGAGCGCGCGTGACTCGTTCTCAAGGTCGATCTGGCGAGCGACTTTCTGTCGATAGGTTTCCTGTTGCACGACGATATTTAGCCGTGCGGGGCCGGGGCTTAAGGCGGGTCAGAACGCCATGAGACGCAAAGGCGCCAACATTGCGTTGACAACATCTAATGCGCTATGGCACACAGCATCTCGTCAACCCCGAACACAGGAGACACGCATCCTAACGCTCTTTTCCGTTGAGGAGATGGGTGACTCAAGGCAATCGTTTGGCAAACCCGTTGAAGGAAGCCCGCCGATGGCCCGTCGCCGTAAATCCCCCGAAGAACTTCAAGGCTCTGTCGTCGAGGGCGTAGACCTGACCACGCCAAGCCGCCTCAAGGAGGGGGCCGGGCAGTTCATGGCTTTCGCCAAGGCTCTCCAGACCATCGCTTTTGAAATCCCGGCGCGGACTTCGCTGCGTCAGGTTTATGCCTTCGCGCTGATCGTCGAAGCCAATAGCCTCGGCAAGTCGATCATCGTCAGCGACCTCAAGGAGATCGCGGGCGCAGACAAAACCGGCGAGCCGATCTTCGGCCAATCCATCGGCCGGTCCTATCAACTGCTCATGGAGCCGACAAAGCGCGACCCGGATGGGCTGGGCTGGATCAAACTCGAAACCGACGAAGACGACCAACGGCGCAAGATCGTGCGCCTCACTCAAAAGGGAGAAGCCATCGCAAACCAACTCCGGCGCACCATAGCAACTGCCACCAAGGACGGAGACCATGGCGTTTCAGGCTAA